TAGGCAACCCAATCTGGCTAGATCAACCAGACTACAGACAGCCTCGCGTAATTACTTTAGGTTGGACTGTTGACGCTTTATTTTTTTACGGCGTTGCATATTGGGAAGTTACCGAGCTTTACGCAGACGACGGCCGGCCTAGTCGGTTCGCCTGGGTAGCTAACACACGCGTTACAGTAACTCTAAACAACACAAACACTTTAGTTAAATCTTATGCAGTTGACGGTAGCGAACGACCAGCTACAGGTATTGGCAGTTTAATTACTTTTCAAGCTATGGACGAAGGCATTTTAAATAGAGGCGGTAGAACTTTACGCGCGGCACTTAATTTAGAAAAGGCCGCTGCTGTTGCAGCCGAAACGCCGATCGCGAGCGGGTATATTCAAAATTCTGGGGCTGACCTTCCTGAGGAACAAATTACCGGACTACTAGCTAGTTGGAAGTTGGCACGTACACAGCGCAGCACAGCGTATCTATCCAGCACGCTTAAGTATGAGCCAACAGCCTTTAGCCCTAAAGATATGATGTACTCAGAAGCTAAACAAGAATTAGCTACTGAGATAGCCAGACTTTGTAACGTACCGGCTTACCTGCTAAGTGCAGACGCCAATAACTCTATGACTTACTCCAACGTTATGGACGAGCGCAAACAGCTCGTAGATATGAGCCTACGGCCTTTTATATCTGCAATAGAGGAACGCTTATCTATGAACGATATGACCAATTCACAAAATTATGTGCGTATGTCATTAGACGATAGTTACTTACGTAGCGACGCATTAACACGCTTAGCAGTAATAGAAAAAATGTTAGCCCTTAATTTAATCACAGTAGAACAAGCACGCGAAATGGAAGACCTAACACCTAACGGGGGTACACCTAATGCAGTTGAACTTTAACAGCTCAATAGAAGCAACAGATCAAGAGCGCAGAATTATCGCCGGTAAAATTGTACCGTTTGGCGAAATCGGGAATACGAGTATTGGCAAGGTAATTTTTGAGCAAGGCTCAATAAATTATCAAAGTAACGGTCGTATAAAATTATTATTAGAACACTCAGCTACAGACCCTATTGGGTTTGCACAAAATATAAGCGAGGATACACGCGGCTTATATGCAACCTTTAAAGTATCAGCTACTACAAAAGGTACAGATAGTTTGATTGAGGCTAGCGAAAACTTACGCGACGGTTTAAGTGTTGGCGTAACTGTTGACGCAAGCGAGGAACGCGGCGGCATACTTTACGTACAGTCCGCCCAATTACGCGAGGTAAGTTTGGTACAGGCAGCGGCCTTTAAATCTGCAGCAGTCGAATCAGTTGCAGCCAGCGAGGTAGAGCCTGAGCCAGTAGAGGAAACCCAAGAAACCCAACAACCCGAGGAGGCCAGCGTGGACAACGCTACCCCAGTAACCCCCGAGGTAGAAGCCGCCCAGCCGGTAGAAGCCTCACGCCCAACAGTAACGGCACTAGCTTTTACTGCACCCCGTAGCCCAATCAACACCCCAGCCGATTACCTTTTCCACAAAGTAAAGGCAACAATGGACCCAGGCAGCGAGTCTGCATTATGGGTACGCGCAGCTGACGACTCAACAACAAATAACGCAGGCCTTATCCCAACGCCTCAGCTAACTACTTTGTTTAATGGCAAGTCAGATAGTTTTCGCGCGAGTATTGAAGCTATCAACACTGCAGCTTTACCGGCTATGGGTATGCAACTCCAAATCCCGCGAATTAAAACCGTCCCTACTGTTGCCGATACAAATGAAGGCGCAGCACCTAGCGAAACCGGCATGGAAGTCGAGTTCATTACGGCAAGTGTCAACAAGTACGCGGGCCGCAATACGTGCAGCGTTGAGCTATTTGACCGCAGCGACCCAGTTTTCCTAAACGTATTGGTGCAACAAATGGCCGACGCTTACGCTTTAGCTACTAACAACTTTGTTAATGCTGAGTTAATTAGTGCAGCAACATTAGACGCTACTACCGTAGCTACTTACCCAACAGCTGCAGAGCTTTTAGGTATTGTTTCACGCGGTGCAGCTAGCGTTTACTCAAACAGCAAGCGTTTTGCTCGTAATATGATCGCCTCAAGCGGTCAATGGGCAAACATTATGACCCTTAACGACTCAGGCCGACCAATCTACACAGCGCAACAACCACAGAACGCAGGCGGCGCAGTATCAGTATCAAGCCTACGCGGTAACGTAGCTGGACTTGATCTATACGTAGATTATGCAAACGGCGGCGACGGCGACGGTACTTTGTTAATTGTTAACCCAGAGTGCTTTACCTGGTACGAATCCCCAGCACTACGTTTAACCACTAACGTAATTGCTAGCGGTCAAATCGAGATCATGTACTACGGCTATGGTGCACTTGCCACACTAGCTGCAGGCGGCGCGTTTAAGAATAACAAGGCGTAAGCCTAAAACACTAGAACCCTAGACCCTGCCCCTAGTCCGGTGGGGTTTAGGCCAAACAGTTAGGAGTAGAGCGCGTGGCTGCAACATATATAACCCAAGCTGAGCTACGCGCTTTGCTCAACATAACTGGGATTACCCTTTACACAGACGCTTCAGTAGAGGAAGTTTGTCAAGCTACAGAGGACATACTCAACAAATACTTATGGTTTAACACCGCGCCTATATCTGCTACGGGTTTGTCAGCCAATGTAGCTACAATTACCACCCCTACACCTCATGGCTTTGTAACTGGCCAGCAAGTAACAGTAGCCAACGCGGGTACTACTTTTAATGGCACTAAAACACTAACCGGCTATGACCTTTACCGTTTTACTTTTGATAAAACAGCTGCAGACCAAACTACACACTTAGTAAAACCTTATGGTTTAGCTACTGGACCTAACCACGCAACAGCTTATGCAAGTGTGCCAGCAGTACGCGAAGCTGCAGCCGCTTTAGCTACTACTATCTGGCAAGCCAGACAAGCCCCAGGGGCCAGCGTTACTACTATTGACGGCTTTATAGCGTCGCCTTACCAGCTAGGCAATACCCTTATAGCTAAGGTACGCGGCTTAATTGCGCCGTATATGTCGCCTAATTCTATGGTGGGCTAATGCCTGCAGCCATAACTACCCTTAGGTCAACACTAGCTACAGCTTTAGCTAATACTGGAGTTTGGACAGTCTTTAATCACGTCCCAGAAATCCCTTTAAGCAACTCGCTAGTTATCGCCAATGACGACCCTTTTATTTTGGTTAACAGCAACGTTAAAACTGCTATAGCCCCTACAGTACGTTTTAAATTATTTTTGTTAGTACCAGTTATGGATAACTTAGGTAGCCAGACCAAGCTAGAGGATTACTATTTAGCTGTTATGACAAAGTTAGCCGCCTCTGGTTTAACAATTAACATAACTAGCTTTAGCGCACCTGCAATTTTAGAGACGCCTAGCGGTAACTTGCTTCAAAGTGAAGCCGGTTTAGAGATAATCAGCGAGTGGAGTTAATTATGGCTAACTATAAAGTAATGATAGATAACGAAATCGCAGGCGTTGGCCTCGGCGGTACCGTTAACGACACAGATTTAGAAGGGTGGGACTTACCACACTTGCTAAAAATTGGCGCTTTAGAGGAAACCTCAGTAAGCCCAACCCCTACTAAAGTAAAGGAAGTGCAGGAATAATGGCAATTTATTTTACAAATAATACTTACCTAAAACTAGGTACTTACGATATGTCTAGCGTAGTTATCTCAGCTAGCATTAACGTAAACTTTGACCAGCTAGAAATTACAGCTATGGGCGACGCAGCACACAAATACCTAAAAGGTTTGCAGGCTTCAACCCTTAGCGGCAGCCTTTATATTGACCAGGCAGCTATCGGGGCAGGTTCAACACGTGCAGTACTAGACAGCCTCAGCGGTACGTCTGCAGCGTTTGAGATCGGTGCTAACGGTTCCACTGCAAGCTCTACAAACCCAGTCTACAAAGGATCTTGCTTTGTAAACGGTTACACACCTATCAACGGTGCAAACGGTGAAGTCGCACAGCTAGACTTTACTTTTGACATTACAGCACAGACAGCACCGTTTCCAGCAGTAAGCTAATTAGAAAAGAGGGCTAGAAAATGGCAAGGTTAAAAATTACAAGAGATACCGGCGTAGTTGAGGAATACGACATTACGCCGGCTATCGAAGTAGAGTTCGAAGCGTACGCAAAAATGGGTATTAACAAATGCTTTAGGGAACAGGAAAAGCAAACCGACGTTTACTATTTATGTTGGCTAGCAATTAAACGCAGCGGGCAGACTGTAGCTTTATTCGGTGAGGCTTTTCTTAACACCCTAAAGGCAGTAGAGGTGCTAGATAGCGACCCTTTAGCTGGGTAGGTAATAGGGAACTACTTACCTACCAAATAGCAGCGTTAGCGGTTGAAACTGGCATAGCACCTAAAGAGTTTGTAGAGATGTCGCCCGAGATGTTAGCGGCAGTCTACAAAGTATTAAAAGATAGAAACGAGGCGGCAAAGCGTGGCACCCGATCTAAGAGGCGTTAAGTTAGAGGGTTATGCCGAAACCGTCGCGTTACTCAAAAGGTACGACACTGAAACCTTAAAGATTATGAACGCTGAGATTTATCAAACTACAAAACGTACACAAACGCAGGCCAGAGCACTAGTCCCAGCTGCTTCACCTTTAAGCGGTTGGGCTAGGCCTGTTAAAAGTGGCAAGTGGAGTAGGTTAACTTTTGAACCTAAATCTATAAAGACCGGTATTAAAACAAAATTAGACCGCCAAAGAGTGCGGGGCAACTGGACTAGTAAAACTCTATTCTTAATAAATAATGACCCAGCCGGTAGTATCTACGAGTGGGCCGGTAGGCATAGCGGACAAAATGCTAAAAGTGCTAGGTTTATAAAAGCTATTAGGGACCAGTCCGGTGTAACCGTACGAGGTAAGCAAGGCCGTATAGTTATTAAAACTGTTGAGGATAACTTACCTTTTATCGAAAATGATTTACGCAACAGCATAACTAAGGCCACTAATAAACTTAATTTAAGATTGGCTAAATAATGGCCGT